TGCAAGCCATGCTCATAATCCGCGCTGTTGCGATAATGACCAAGGTTGGTGTCCACCAAGTCAAGCATGGGAGGCTTTTGCACATCTGCTGATGCGCTGTTGGCACCAAGGATGACAAACGGGATGAAGTTCATCCGCTGCCCCAGCTTGAGCGGGAAAACTTCGCTCAGGACGTTATCGTCCTCATCCATGACCCGCTGGCGATAGCCCTCATGTGTCAGATCAAGGACGCGATATTGCACCTCCTCAACCACCTCAAATTCATTCTTTGGCTTCTGCACGGTTTCGCGCAGCACAACCAATGTCAGAACCTCAGCGCCGTTCACATAGCTGACGCGCCAGTTGACGATGGTTTCTGCTGAATACCAGCGCAGGAATGGGCGGACATTTAGCGCCTCAGCCATCGCAACGGTCAGGCCAGTTGGTTCAACCTGAGGAAAGTCAGCCATGATGCCAACCCGTCCAACCGCAAGCTGCTGATCAACCACCTGCTCCGAAAATTCGCGCAGGTTTATGCCAGAGAGGCTGATGTCATTTTCATAAGGCTCAATGGCAGTGGGCAGCTTGACCACCGGGTCTTTTGCAAAGATCATGCCAGTGAATGCGTCCAGCGTCCGGCCAGTGGCGTTAAAGAAGTTTGCCCGCTCCTGATATGCCATATATTCGCTATCAGTCTGGTTAGACAATCGCGGCAGATAATCGTTGCCTGTAAAGACAGGATTATAGAGGCTTCCGGTATAGCGGGTTGAAGTCCGCAAGTTCTTGATAATGGCATCACGGCCCGCCACAACATCGCGGCAACGCTGCCACTTGTAGCGGTTTTCGTCATACGCTTTATGGGTTGTGGTGACGCTCATTTAGACCCCTGCGATTTGCGCGAATGTAACAGTTCCCCGTCCAATAGCATATTTGTAGGCGATGAAATAGCCGAGTGCATCATTTAGATGGTCAAAGCCAGCAGTTTTATCCGGTTCGCCCTTCTTATCGTATGCCTGACGCTCCAATCCCTCAACAGTATTGGGGCAATTGTCTGGATTAACCAGCAGTCTCCGCTTGCCCTGATTGTGAATGATTTGGTTGAGCGCCATCACCCTATCCTTGACCGCAGGGTTTTTACTATTTGCCAAGACAGTGAAATTTGCAGAGCGCAAAAGGGTGATGTCAGATAGGCTGGCGTTGACGCTCTTGGTCGCTCCACCGCTGGCATCTGGATAAACCGTTATTGGATGCCCCGCAAATCGCTCCTGTAGTCTCAAAATCATTGTTGGGGTGTCCCTGACCCCAGATAACTCATCAAGGGCCATAGGATCGCCATTTCTGATGACGCAAATGACCGCACTCATGTTGTTGACGTTGAAGTCAACACCGATGTGCAAAGGTTCACGCTCTCTGATCTGCTCAAAGGTGCAATTGAGGTGACGGTCAAACTCTGGATAAACGCTGCCAGAGGTCAGGTTCACAAACTCACCGTCCAGATAGGCGGCAAGCTGCGATGACGAATATTGGCGTTTAAGGCTCTCAATGTAATTTTTGGGCAGATAAGGGTTGCTGCTGGTTGGGGCCTTTATGAGTTGATAGCCTTCCCGCTGCGCCTTGCCCCATGTGTCATAGACAAAGTTGAAACCCTCAGGGGTTGATGCGGCAGAAAGCGTGTTGTCAGAGCCATCAGCCTTTTTCTGGCGGCAGCGGGCCAGCATCTTTGCCCAAACGTCCGCTGCCTGTTGGCGTTTCAGTGTGTCGATCTCATCAATGCACCCATCAGCAATCTCAAAGCCAACCATGCGCTCAGGATTGTCAGCCGAGCGGAATATGACCTGAGACCCGTTAAACATCTTGAGAATGCTGTCAGTCTTGTTGAGTTCATATTCCATGCCCCAGCCATCCATCATCCCTGTGAAACGGGGCCATGCAATCAGCTTCACAAGGTCATAGGTCGGCTCAACGAAACCAAAGTTCATGCCGGGATATTGCAGCGCCTTGACCAGAATGCGGGCAACGGCAGCCTGAGACTTTCCAGCGCCATATCCAGCAACAAATGCAGGATGCGGCTGGTCAGTGAAAACAAACTCCTCTTGAGGGTCAGTCAGTGTCAGGCTTATCTGCATTGGCTCTCTTTACGATCAGTTCAAATTTGCTGGCATCGGTCTTGATGTTCATGTGCGCTGGCAGAACCTTGCCGAGCAGGGTCATGTAAGAGGCTGGCTGCTCATGGGCCATCTTGACCAGATATTCAGCGCCACCAACCTTTTCAAAGCTGGTCTCAATAGCCTCTCTGAGCGTCTTGGTGACTTTATTGACGGCACCCTTTGGCCTTCCCAATCCAGCGCGGGGCGGTTTCTTTTTACCAGAATTAGTCACTACTTTACTGTCAGTGGTCATTTACTCACCTTTGCGTAAATTCTTTCCAGAGGTCGATTAACATCCACTTTAACACATCCAAGCCCATAAATGATAGCGCGCCCTAACGCTTCACCAGATGCGACATCATCGCGCAGGATTGAGTGGTCAAAAATCTTTAGATACGCCTCAAGTTCACGTTGCTTTTGCACCGCATCAGGCTCCCCATCAAACCAAGCGACAATCTCCCAAGTGTGACCATGCACAATCCCATCGCTGCTTTTGTGCGCAGCCGAAATGATGGCTCCAACCCCGGTCAATGATTGCGTTAATGAGTTCATTGCATGGCGCTCCATAAATCGAATTGATATGCCCGCTCAGACAAACGAGGCGCGCTGTTGTGTCCCTCAATGCGCTCCACAAGGATAGACGCTCTGGTCTCCTTGCTGCGCGGGCTGTATTGTCCCCGCCAATCGTTATCCATGCCAATGCTTCTCGCCACGTTTGTGCTGTCAGCACTGCTCAGAGGCAGCTTGGAGAAAATCTCAGGGTTGAGCATACGCAACCCATGCACTTTGCAGATCGGCTGCCCATTGGCATTCACAATTTGCGAAAAGGCTTCATGCGCCCTTTGAAGAAATGCCTCTTTTTTGGTCACATCATACTCACCAGATGATCCAATGCAGACGCGAGGCCAATTCTTTGCCAGCATCACAAGCCGATCAATGCTCTCATTAACGTGCCAGACCGCTGCGCCTTGGTGCGCAGGGAAGGGCCATGCGTCCAGCAAAGCGTCATTCTCTTCCTCAGTGCCGTCAATCACATCAGGGATGACAGCAAAGTCAAAGCCGGGATGGCAGCGCCATTCCTCAACCCATTGATAGAACCCATCCCAATCAACATCCTTGCCAGCGTTCCAAAAGCTGAATGCTCCATTGTCCAAGGCAAACGATTGGCAATATTCAGCCGCAAGGCCGATCTGGCGCTGGTCAGCATAACTTATGAATGCGTGTCTGCCCGCCCAAGCCCTGATGGCGCAGGTGTCTGGTGTAATAGGCCCGCCGTGGTAGTGTATCAATTGCATCCCTTTCGGTAGGGCAACGCCCCGCTCATCTCTCTCTATCGTCTGGCATCTCAGGCACAAAGCCAGCCAGCATGGCCTCAATGGCAACGGCAGCGGGGCCAGTGATAGGAACCTCCCCGGTCTCCCATCGCCTGACAACCCGGTTGCCTGTGCTGCTGCTCAATCGCAAAGCGTCCCGCAAGTCATTCACGGTCATGCCCAATGAGGCCCTTGCCCGCTTTACGTCTCTGGCGTCCTTAATCATGGGGTGATGACCCAAATGGCGGTGAACAGGATTGGCGCGATAAAGACAAAGGCAATGCCAAAGACCTTCTCACTGGTCGGTTGCGAGTTCCAGATTGCTTTGATGGTTTGCATAGTGGTCATGTTTATTCCCTCCTCAGATAGCGAGTGACAGGTTGTGGCGGGTCGCAATCATATAAACGATGCGGTGCAGACGATTAGAGCGGCGGCACAAACGAGTGCGCTCAGCAGCATTAAGGTCAATTCTTTTCTCATATATGGCAATTTGTTTCCCAAAAAAGTTGACCATCCTTGGCTTACCAAGGCCAACCATTTTTGGATCGCGGACAGCATTCAGCGCATTGACTGCTGCTGAGTGGCGCTGGCGGGCAAATTTAAGTTTTTCGGTGGCATTCATATTCAGTCTCCTAAAAGGCGGGGCCGAAGCCCCTTTAAGTTAGATGCGGTTGGCTGCGACAATGGCGCAAAGCACGGCAGGGTTTTCGTGTGAGCGGGTGAAGTCACCCGAAACATATTCCCATTCCTTGTCGCACTCAAAGCGGTGAGCGGTTCCAAACAGTTCGCCATCATAATAAAAATCAACAGTGTGGAAATCCCATTTGCTGTTGCCGTCATCGCTCTTAACGGTCTGCTGATTGCGCAGTTCAAAATCATAACCAAGAAACGCAAATTTATTGTTGCGGACTTTGATGGTGGCCTCTTCGCCTGACCAGTTGCTTTTGTTGAATGTGATGGTCTGAATGCTCATTTTCTGTCTCCGTTTTGGCGGGCGATGCGCCCTCTTGGTGAAACAGTCTCTAGTCGAGCCGATTTTATATGTAAACCCCTCTTTGCATTTTTTTTGGATTATTTTGCATTTTCTCATTTTTTATGGCGTTTTGCATGGTCAATGGCGGCAAGCGCCCATGCCTCTGGTGCGCCTTTATACTCACCCTTTGCCCAATTTTTGCGGATGTCATCCATTGTCATGCCACCCGATTGAAAGCGCATGAGATCGCACATCAAACGGGTGGATGCACTGCCTACACTCTTAAACAGCGGGCTGCGGCTGTTTTCGGCTGGCATGGTTTAGTTTCTCTTTGGTTGCGCAATCCCGCCTCAGGCAAGACCTGATCCCTGAGGAGTGGATTGTTGCGTTGCAGTGGTCGCACCAGATGGCGGGCTTAAAACTATTTTTAAGCATCTGCATCCTTGATGAATACGCCATCAACCATGCGGCCCTTGCGGTTTTTGATCTCAAGCCATGCCCCGGCAATGCACTGCTCAATTTCCAAGCCCTTCTGAGCGGCAATGATGGTCAGGACAACAAACATATCACCGATGGCATCGGAAATCTCCTCATCGCGTTGCTTGGCAATGCCTGAGGCCAGTTCCCCGGCTTCCTCCATCAGCTTTACAAATTGGCTTTTGACATCGCTGCCATCAATCAGGTTTCGGTCTGCTGCCCATTGGCGGATGCGGTCTGCATAAATCATCGTCATTGTCCTTCATTCAAAACAACTGTGCCATCGTCCAGCCGCCTCAGCGCGCCGCATGAGATGCCAAGTGAAATCATACGCTCAGGCAATGCGGCCACATCATCGGCAGTCAGCGGTTGCAAATTGCGTGACGCTTCGCGCTGCTCAATGTGGCGTGTCTCCTGTTCACGGCGGATGGCTTGCAACATCTGGCTGCGCTTGCGGGTCTCAGCATCGCTGCGCCGCCATTCCTGCAAAATGTCGATGCACTCCGCAATGGTCGGAAACCAGCGGCAGCGGGTCATTGCCTGTTCTGCCAGAAAGCTGATTGCGTCCTTTGGATAGCTTTGCAGGATGCGCTGATAGCCAGCGACAAACAGCTTGCCAGCGAGTTCATCCTTTGACTGCTTTGGCAGCACCGCGCTCATCAGACGAAAGCACTGCGCAAAATGCTTGTCATCGCATGGCTCAGGTGCGGGCAATGGCTCCTTTGACATCTGCACCAATTGCATCAACTGCCCGTCCGTCAGCCGATCTGGCAGGGCGTCCAAGTCCAAGCATGGTGTCAAGTGCGGCATCAACGCCGTCTGATTTTCTGATTTGGTTTCCATTGTGATTTGCTCCCTTGATTTCATAGAGGTCAGTCCAGCCGTTCATTGTGCTTCGATCAAGCACCTCAGCAATGTCCTGACCAGCCAGCCTCATGCTGTCCAATTTATTTAGCGCCCTTGTGACGGCCCTATCCGTTATTGGCTTCTTACGCACCTTGCGCATTTCAAGCCAGCCATTCCAAGCGTCAACTGGCAGCCAATCTGGCAGCGCCATAATAACCTTGGTGTGTAACTGATGTTTCTTTGATGTATTGGGTGAACGTGGTTCGGGGGTGGGGTGAACCACGTTCGGGGGAGGGGTGAACGTGGTTCGGGGGTGAACGTCATTCGGGGGTGTCATAAGCCAATATTTATTGCCCTTTCCGACAACCTCATCACGGCGCACCAATCCCATATCCTCAAGAGCGCGGATTGCCTTTTGCACCCCTCTCTCTGTCAAACTGGTCTTGATCGACAGGCGGTTGATTGAGGGCCAGCACAGGCCGTCATCATTTGCCCAATCGGCAAGCGCCAGCATCACCAACTTGTGAGTTGCTGACAGGGTTTCAATTTCCCAGACGGATGACATCAGCTTTATGCTCATGCCAAAGCCTCTTGTCCGTATGCTTTTATGTGTGTATTGGCGTCCATAGCAGTAACCTTCCTCGCATTAGGGTTATTGTCAGAGCGGGTTGAGTGCGTTTCCTCCCTTTCGCACTCCCCGCTCGCTCTTATCTAGCAATCAGATTTTTTATTCGAAAGCGATTTTTTGCGCGATCATACTTCACGCAATTTGATGTCAGGAAACAGCGCCAAGAAAATGGCTCTGCGCAGCGGCCAATCTCTGACCGTGAAACCCTTGGCATCGTCAACGCATTGCTGACCATCTCGCACATAGGCAAAGTCAGCCTGATAACCAACCCGCCGCCCATTGCTGTGCTTGACCTGCTTGCCGTCAATGACAAACCAGAATTGCGGCTGCATCACCAAATCTGAGATGAGACCAGCGCGCAACTCAATATGCAGGTCATTGCAATGCTTCGCCTCTCGTTTGCTGTCATGCTTA